TGCGTTGATCTGGCTCCTAAAACCCGACTGGGGGACGTCGATGTCCCCAAGAGAGCCATCTTGTCCAGCACGGGTGATTTTGGTCACGGAGCCCTGTCTACGGTGCTTCCAATAGTTTAATCTCGCCCGTTGTTACGAAATTTGCCGTGCCAGCCAAGATCTCGGTTGGGCGGACGTTGACCGCACTAGCAGTCACAAGCAGGTCGGCGGAGTAGTACAAGTCGCCGCTGATTTGCCCGCAACCCGCGTCACCAGAGACATCTCGGTCGATCAAGTAAAACTTGCCGGAAGCTTGGCAACCCTTTTCGGTCATCAACAACAGCTTCATCAGTACGAGACCGTTGTCCTCCGTGTTTTCGTAGCACTTGCGGTCGATCAAAAAGTCAGCCGAACCACCGCCTGTCACGAGTGACTTGACCGCCTCGCCAAACTTCTCGCTGATCGCAGTGGTATCAACGCTTGGGGCGCTCAGCTCTAGCGTCCATTCCCGCATGTCACAGATGATCTGCCAGTAAGGAGCAGCATCGCCGCCGCCAAGCTGCCTCGGTAAAACGTTGGCGTTGTCGTACTCATCCGTTCCAGGCACTGGTTGCTGGTACGTCGGCGCAAAATCGCAGATCGACTCCAGCGTCACAGTGTCCTGCACGTCGCTGAACTCATACATGCCAAAGGCGGCAAAGCATTCCCACAGCGCGTTGTTGTAATCAGTGCTGCCAAAAGGCGCGATGCCGATTGAGCCCGCCACATTGGAGTAAAGCGGGACGCGGTTGGCTTTGTTGCCAGTCAGCGCCTCGCAGCGGCTGTTGTAAAAACTGGCGTAGCCAAGCTCGTCGATATGTACCCAATAAGCCTGGTCTGTACAGGGTTGGATTTCTTCGCCGCCTGATACGTCGCCAATGCGAGAGTAAAACTGCGAGTCGTCGCCAAACTCGCCGTCCGGGTACTCCTCTGTGGCGTCCTTGTAGAAGTTGTCGTCGTAGTCAGTGATCTGACTGCGGTTTGGACCTAGGAAATACTTGCTTGCGTAGTACGTTCCATAGCCCTCAGGGTTTGGCGGGAAGTTGCCAGTGCCGACGGGCAAACAAGAAACGACCACATGATCGCCAGACCAGTAGCCAGGACAGATGCTGGTAAGCGCGTTGTTGATGCCATCGATCGCTGTATTGCTGACCAGGCACGGGTCAGGCGCCTCACGCTTGAGGTAAAGCCTGCCGCCAATACCAAGAACAGCCATCAGAACACTCCAACAGGCTTGCCGGAGACTTGGAAACTAACGCTGACGGCCTGCACCGCACCAACGCTGATGCTTGGGCTGATGTTGGTCACAAAGCCAACGCACGAGAATGCTTTGTTGTCGGCCTTGTAAAACACAAAGTCCACCGTTTGGGTGGTTTCGACGTTCTCAAAAATTGAGTTCAGGAAGCTGGTGGCGTTGACGTTGCTTGGGTCGTAAAGCACAGTCGCGCTGCCGGTTGTGCCACGCAAACCTTGGACGTAAGTCCTGTCGTAATCCCCTATGCAGGTGTCTTCCAATGCGTCCTTAGTGACCGTGATGCTCCAATCACGCACCTTGCCGACAACTGCCCCTTGATACCTGAGTTGTCCGTCAGCTCCGGTTAAGACCATCTCAGGCGTCCAACGTTGCGGTCAGTTTTGCTTGAACCCTGGAGCGGCCAGGGACCAAAGATTCGACAGAAGGCATCTCAGCCCACCGCCATTTTAGGTAGGACGGAATCCTGTTATTCAAATCAGCCGAGTTCCCAGCAAACACACTGCTCGGCAGATCAAGCGTGTACGCACCACCCTTGGAATCATGCCAGCTTTGTAGCACTGCAGCGGTGTCGGCATCACCCAAAACAAAGTCCAAGCTCATCTGGGCATCAAAAGCCCGACTGCCGTACAGGCGCGTGACGCCAGCACCGCTAATGCTGTTGTACCTTTTTGTCTGGTACTCGCCAGGGGTAAACGACCGACGAGTCGGGCACACCGCAGGGAATGCAACGCTCATAGCTCGCCCTCAATGACCCAGTTGCTGGCGACGTCCCAGCCGTCTGTCAAAAGGCTAACGCCGTCGGAATTGGTCGGGAAATAGGTCGCCTCAATCTCTACGTTGCCTTCCTCGTCGAAGCTCAGCGATTGGGCTTTGTAGCTTTGGGCGTTGCTGACGCTGCTGCGAAGGCAGAAGACCGAATTGGGATAGTCGGCTTTGCCATTGAAGATTCGCAGAGTCAGTTGCTGAAGGCTTTCTGTTTTGCCATCCCACAGCAGAACGTCGTAGTCACCGTCAGCCAGCTCAGGCCATGAAGTGACCGTGCCATCGTCTGCGATTGCGCCGTTCGCAGGCTGGTTGTAGGTAACCGTCTCTAGCCCCAGCTTGAACACACTGCCGATGTCCAAGGTCGCCTCGGAAGGCGTGGTCTTGAATTTCACGGAATGGGTGACGTACCGGCGGCTGCGCAACTCCCATTTGGCACGGTCGATCGCGTGGGTCTGGCTTGTGCAGTAATCGCTCAGGTCAATCTCTTCGAGTGGTGCGTCTGCTGCAACCGTTGGCTCACGGACCGTGACCTCACGGACGACGGGGAACAAACCACCACTGACCGTGTTTGACGACTCCTTCTCTTGACGCCACTTCACCGAAACACGCACCGGCAAGCGGTCTTGCAGATCCGAGTAGGCCATCTCGAAACTGCCGTCGATAATATTGCCAGCTGTGTAAAGACCCCGAATCGTCTCTGGTCCGTTAAAAGTCGCAACCTGCTGCAGGGCAAACTTGCCATTGCGCACCACCAGATCAAGGAGGTAGTTGTTGGCTACCTGAGCGCCCCAGCTGCGGATGTTGACCTTTTCCGAAACGGCGCCATCAAAGAAGTAACGGCGGGTATTGGTCCAGATCGCAGCCGCATCAAAACTATCCTTGTCAACCTGCGCTGCATTCAAGATCGCGCCAGTGCCATAACGGTCGTTGGTCAACAGGTCATACAGCACTTCAGGAAAAGCACTGGTCTGGTTGATGCCTTGGTTGATGTAGACGCTGAACTGCTGCAGTGAGCTGATCTCAGTGCTACTGCGGATATTCATGCCCACTAGGGCCATGTTGTCGTACTCAGGGACTGAGCTGTTTTCTGCAACCGTGTTGATGTAGACAATCGAGTGCTCGGGCTGGGACGTGCTTGTCGTTATTTCGCTGTAATAGAAGGACTCGGCAAGGCGCCCCCACGCATCAGCAAAGAAGGTCCCATCGTCGAAACCAGAGCCTGGATCCTGATTGTCGGTAGTTGTCAGGCCAAGAATCGAGAAGTTGGATTGATTGCGACCCAACGATTCCCCGCTGTAGGTGACCATCAAATCACCGACAAACACCGTAGAACTGCTTTCGAAGTGATGGTCAAGAATATGAAGCGCTCCAGGCACTTGACCGCTTCGGATCTCGTAACCAGTGACAGGGGTAATGCGCATTTCCCAACGGCTATAGCTCGGGAACTGAATCCGCAGATAGTTGTAAAGCGCGACGCCCGTTGCACTGCGGACACCAAAAACGATTTCGGGCTGCGTGAACTCGTCTTGCGTTCCAGCCACTCGGTAGCCGATGCGGAAGAATGAGTAACGGACTTCGGGGCTGCTGTAATTGCCGTTTTGGAAAATGTTGAAGGTCTTGCCGGAGATCGGTTGGCCCAGGTACTTCTGACAAGCCTCGTAGTTCAGATCGGTGTAGCTGCGGACATCGCGGAAATTACACAGTCCATTGATGCTTGCTTGTACTGCGCTGCGCAAACCAATTTCGACAACACGGGCTTCACGATCGGTTGAAAATGACGCCTCAGCAAATCGGAAAATGTGTGTCCCGTTTGTGGCGTTGATGCCGCCGTCGGACTGCAGTGTGGAAGAGGTCCAGGTCTGAACTTGCCCTTGACGGACAATTTCAAAGATGGCGCTGACTTCTTGAGCCGCTCCAAAGTTTTGGCTGTCAGCCTCTGAGACAAAGGGTTGCTCGGTGCGGCTGATGCAGATGCCAACAGCTGTACCCACTTTGTAAAGCTCGCCTACCGTGATGGTTTCGTCGTAGGTTTTTTGACGGCCCGAGACGGCTTGACCAACGTCGTTGCAACCCTCATCACTTCCACCTGTACTAAATACCCTGTCGGCATCGGTGCTGGTATAGATCTTGTAAGTGACCTGATCGCCAGGCGTCAAAACCTGAATCGTGTCGGATGTGCCCTCAATACCTGCACGGCCCGCAAAGGTCGTGTTTTGCTTTAGGCGTTGGAGCGTTGCGCCTAAATCCGGGTAGCAAGCAACATTTCCGCCACTGTCCCCTTGGAACTGATCAGATGGGCGGTAAACAGGATTAAGGCGATAGGCAAAGTTATTGCCCATAAATCCGTATACGCCAAAAGTAGTCTGATTTGAAGGAGTGTTAACAAAGCAAAAATCGGGGGCGTAGATATTGTCAACACCGCGAACCTGAAAAACATCGCCGCCTCCATCGTTTTCAGCGTTGCCTAGGTCGTTTGCGGCAATCTGACCCGCGATATGGTCAGCACTGACAATGCGCCCACCATCTGCCTTGTAGTAGATCGACACGCGACCATGGTCCGTGATGGCAAGGTCGTAGTTGTTGATCAGGTTGTTGCCAAGCGCAAACTGCGTTGGGTCAATGCCGCTGACCGCTCCCTCACTGACTAGGAACAGACCACGCAGCAGTTGACCGCCGCCGACGCTGTAGATCTGGCTCCACAGCAAGTTGGTGTTGACACGGACGCCGCCGTAGCTAACACCGTCAATGACCTGACGGTTGGCGTAGACCAGCGGAATAACGCTCCCCAGCTCAACAACGTTTTGAACAGAGTCAAAGCCTGCCTTGGGCGTAAACCTTGCGCCGTTGACGATGTTCTGACCTTGGACTTGATTTGAGGTTGGCTGGACCTGCGGTTTTGCCCTTGGCACCAGCAAAGTCGCCGCATAACTTAAGGCGGCTCCAACAACCAGCTGGATCAGGAAGACTTCAAAGCCCGACAGAACGATATTGACGATCGTTCCAGGCTCAATGCGGCTGTACCGCTTAAGCTCGCGGACAAATTGCCGATACTCGCTTTCGTTGAGGCCAGTGATGGCCATGATCTCCCGGTCCTGGGGCAGCAGGACGACGCGATCAAAATCCTTTGGTGAAAGCGTCATTGCAGGGAAATATCGCCAGTGGTGGGCAGCGATCCCACTAACGCTTGCGTCAGTGTTCGCCTAGGAGCATTCTGACGGACTGCATCCAAAGGGCTGCCAAGCCGTACTGATAGCCGTTGGGTGTCGTGCTCTAACCCGATGACCGTGTAGGTCTCTTCGCTGTAGAGGCTGCTTTCGGTCAACGTGTCAGGGTCAAGCCATACTGTGCGTACCTCAATCAACCACTGGTCGATCACGGCTTGATTGAACAGCGTTAGGGCAAGCTCGTTTAGGGCAAAAATGAGGTTGGCACTGATGTTCGCCGCTTGCAGGTCAAGCGTTGCACCACTAAACCCAAATGCGCCAAAAACGTAGTTCTCGCTGTTGAACGTGCGGGTCTCGCCTTGGAAAAAGTTTTGGAACAGGTAGCCAGTGCTGCTGCCATCAGGGTTAAGCAGCTTGACGTATGTACCGATGGCAACGGTCATCA